TGCGATATTGTATGCACCATTATTCATGTACACAGCCGTTTTTACTAAATTGCTACTTAATTCAGGAAGCGTAGGAATTACCGTAAACATTTTATCCACCGACGTAACATTCAGTCCATCCAATGTTACTTTATACAGTGGCATATCTGCTACCAAATCTCCAGACTGAATATCTCCCGTTTTATACGTCGGTACTGCTGCCGTGCTTGCATTTGGTGTTCCCTGAATAACCTTCAGCATCACCTCTTCTATTTTTGTTTCCTCGTTCTTATTATATCTCGCCACAATAAGATCAATCCGTTTCATTCCCTGTGATCCGTTTGCGATTGTCACCGGATCATAAGTATTTTTCTTAATCACCGCCGTGCATCCCTGGATCACCAATACTCCGTCTCTGACTTTGATTTCGTTATTTGATACCAGTTCTGCTGCCAGCTGTGAGCCAGTTTTAAGAACAAATGATCCAGTATCAAAAATTCCTTCATTGACATCCCGGTCCTGCTCTGCCGTAACATGCGGCTTTCCGGTATACCCTGTAATGATTTCCATCAGCTTTCTCCTTTCAATTTGTACTCAATCTTTTCTTCTCCATCCGTTATCTTCCAGATTTTCTTTCCAATTGGTTTCCGCATATATACTCCTGTCAAATAATCTCGACCGCCTACGATATCTCCAATATCTATCTCGTCTTCCAACGTTTCCAATGTCAGATCGTATTCTATGGAATTCTTCGCTTTCTCCAGCCGTTCCGTTCCACCCTTTAACAGATCCTCATATTCCGAACTTGAACTGTCGTAGATATCTGCAATCTCATCAACGCCTTGGAAGAACTGAGTCTGCCCTATTTTTCCGTTCTGGTCAACGTATAAATGGATTACCAGTCGATCTTTGAGCTCGCCTTTTCCGAGACAAATCATATGATTGATACCGCGCTGATTGTTATCCATCGTAAAGTATAGACCGTTGTCATTTGAAAACTCGCATTCCACCGAACGATCCCTAATCGGAACTGCGCTGATCACAACATATCCTGACTCTTCTTTTTCTCTTTGAAAAAACTTGATATCCAGTCTGTATCCTACCGACTGCAGCATCTTTTGCAGTCCCTCATAGAGCGTGCAATATCTGTCGAATTGATAGTCTTTTACTTGTACCCCTGTATCTGCATCACTTCCATAAAATAGCCCCGGGAACGCTTCCTTTACTTTTTCTCCCACGATCTCATTAAGTTCACCAGTTGCTGTTGCATAATCCTGTCCAGATTGCGGTTCAATGATCTTTTTCATCATCATTCCACGCCAGGTATATCCTTTCGCCGTAATGGTATTCGTCTTTGTGCTGGTTTTTATTTCCCGGACTATGCCTCCAAACTCTGTTTCCGGAACATAAAAAAAGCAGCCGTTCTCGACTGTTCCATCCCACTCTGACCTCTTATACTCAATCTCAAAATCATTCGTGGCTTCTTCTCCAATCTCCATATCAAGCGTTGTGTATACAACCCCAAGCTCTTTTCCTTTTGTGTCGGTATATATCAGATCCATTTCGGTGCACCCCTCTCTTTGTAAATGGTCAAATCGAACCCGAAAGTCCCATCCCAGTTAAGGATAAGTTCTCCCGAAGGAATCCGTTTAAATACACTGTTTTTCTTCTCTCTCTTTTCAAAAATACTTTGAATCGTTCCATTACTCAGATATTTCATCACTTTCTTTTCACGGCTCCTGATTACAATATATTCTCCTGCTTCTAAGGTGTCGTTTACCTGATACGGATAACCATTTACAATAATCTTCGGGTCTACACACGGACCATAGATTGTCATTTCAAAATTACTGTCCCTGTAATGGTCAATATACCAATTTTCTGTCCCGGATTTCGGTCTTGAATAATCATATGAATAATCATACGGATACTCCAGAAATACATAGTCCTCTCTTCTCTCAGCTGAATCCGGATAAAAGCTTTTCTTTTCCTCCATCACCCATACCGGGTATGGAGCATATATTTTAGCCTCAATCCGTTCCATACGGGTACGGCTGTCTTTCGCGCCTATTTCACTTCCGATCACGAAACATTTTATTTTGTAACCGTTCAGAAAAAGCGTTCCCGGAAACTTTCTGAAGATATCTTCTTCACACAGATCCGCAAAACGGTTTGCGTTTTCTGCTCTTTCCCTTTTATCACCGAGGAAATCAATGATCACTTTATAGGTTGCTGCGTCTCTTCTGAACTCTTCAACTTTCCTTCCCTGTGCCTGTTTCGTATCTTCTACTTCCCATTCCGAATCATAAAGTCCGGATGTCCTGATTTTTGCGCGGATCTTTTTATCGCTTAATACAATTTCTTCCTGTGAACTTCCACTTAAATATTTAAGCATTAAATACCACACCCCAATCCGACAATGTTCTTGTAACTTCTCGTTCGCCCAGGTAGGCTCTGATCTGTAGATCTTTCACTGCGTCCTTTATAATGTTCCGAAGTGCTTTATACTGTGTATACTCGTTTTCAGCCATGTTTCCAAATGTCATGCTTGTACCGCTATAGTCAACCGCTTCTTTCACCGCATTCTGTGCCAGCAAAGAGTTTTCTGTCACACCATTTGCCAATCCCTGCATAGAATACTGTCCCATTCTCCAGAATACTTTCGATGGCGAATTGATTTCCAGTTTTTTCTTTGCCGTTGCGATTGCATCGCTTGCCACTCTGCTTGCCGCCGAGATAACTGCAGATCTTCCGTCCGAAATTCCATTCGCAAGACCAATAGAAAGATTATATCCATATAACTGCGTCTTTGATGCCGTACATTGTGCTGCAAACACATTGATTGCTCCACTCGCTACACTTCTTGCTTCCGTTTTTACATTTGATTCTCCATTTTTCATCCCCTGGACAAGTCCAAGATCTACGTTTTTCCCAGATTCTCTTGTCTTTTTCGATGGTGACTGACATCCCAAGCCATTATTTACCGCTTCAACCGTCTTGACTCCCAGATCTTTACCGGCAGCATTTGCTTTTTCCTGTGCATTCTGCATTCCCTGAACCAATCCCATCACGGTATTTGTCCCACTTTCCTGCATAACAGATGTAAGACCATCCATTCCTCCTGCAATATTGGCAGCTCCAGACGTAAGTAGCTGCTGTCCCCATTCATTTGTCATTCCCTGAATGTCCACACTCTGGCTCCAAAGGTCATTCGCTTTTTTCAGTTCTTCATCTGTCATGGAATTGAACGCTGCAACATACCCGGATCCCTGTGGTCCCATCTCTGACAACTTCTGCAAAATGCCCTGGTTAATTCCTCGATCAGCAAGAGCGGACAGATTTTGTTCCCATGCAGTCACGCCGTCTACCTGGCTTTGCATGTTTGCCAGCAAGTTCTCGGTCGAAATCTGCGTACCGGCATCAAACTCCTCAAACATATCCATCTGGGACTTCAGCGCACTCTGTACATTTTCCTGCATAGTAAGAACACTGTTTGTCACATTCACCGCCAGTTCCTGTTGTGATACTGACAAATTCTGATATGCTTCCAGTTCTTGACCTGCCATTGTAATACTGACCGAAGATTGCTCTGTCGCCTCAGTCTTTGCGCTGGTATTATTCTTTGTGGCTGCCGTATTATTGTTTGTCTCTTCCGTCATATCGGAGAGATAACTCATATACGGTTCCATCTCGGCGTTTGCTTCTTTGATTGCATCATTTATCTCTTTTTGACTGTCCTTTGCCGTTTGCTTCGCATCATTGAGTTCCCGTTCATCGTCAGCCATCTGTCTTAACGCCTCTGTAACTGTAACTATATTCCCGTTATACTCAATCGTTGCTTCTGACTGATCCTGTGTGGCAGCGTAAAGTTCATCAACATTATCTGCACCTTTTTTCAGTGCCTCGCTATACTTCTCCTGTGCTTCTTTCGTTGCCTCTGTCTTTTCCCTGAGTACATCATTTACTTCTGACCGCTTCGCTTCGATCGCCGCAAGCTTTTCTCCAATTTCGGAAACTTTGTTCTCTGCATCTGCTTTTTCAACTTCTGCATCCACCAGCTTTTCCACGCTGTCTTTCATTTTTTCCTGCGCAACCTGAATTTTCTGCATTTCCAAAGCACTCTTTATGTAGTTCTTCATCTCTTCCGAACTCATGCTTAATTTTCCGGTTGTCTCGTCAATCGCAAGTGACATTTCCGGAAACATGGTATTCAGTTCCATGACAATCGTTTTCATCCGGCTTTGCTGTTCTGTCGTCTGATTGGATTGTCCGGCAAGCTTTACAAGCTCATCTGTCAGGTTATTCGCCAGTGTTCCGCTTGCATTTACCTCTTCCATGGAAGAAGTCATATTCTGAGTTGCTTGTTTCAAGGCTTCGCTTGTTTCCGATGCTTTGTCCTTCAGCTCGGAAGTGGACTGTATCAGCTCGTCCGTTTCACTGGTCGCATCCCCCATTTTGGATGCCAACACAGCCGTTACTCCGATCAGCGCCGTTACTCCTGCCACAACCAGTATTGCCGGATTCGCAGCCAATACTGCATTAAATCCTGCCTGCGCTACAGTTGCCCCTTCTGTTGCTGCTGTCTGCGCCACGGTTGCCGCTGTCTGCGTTGCTGTAGCTGCCGCCTGTGCTTCCTGCGCCACAGTAGATGCTGCTTCTGCCGTTGTCGCTGCAGTTCGTATTCCAATCAGTTCCGCCGCCTTTTTTCCGAAATCAACCAGCGAGACCCCGGCATCTTTTACTTCAGAAATAAACTTTTTGCTCTTATTTACAACAAAAATACCACCGATTGCAGTTCCCGCAAGCTCTGCCACCGGAACAATCGTTTCAAGATTGTCTGCAACCAGTTTAATTCCTTTTTGTGCCATTGGAAGATATTTCACAAGTAATGGCTGTACAACATCCGCTTGCACCGTCCATCCAAGAACCTTCCACTGGTTTGTGATACTGTCATACTTGATGTCCTTTACCTTTTCCATGGTTCCCTGGACATTTTTATAGGAATTATTTACGTTGTTCAGAGAAGTAATTACCTTCATGGCATTATCTTCTCCCAGCGCACTCCAGGTATCGCTTGCCAGTGTCAGTGCTTCCTGCTCATTCTTCATGCTTGCCAGATCAGAAATCACCGACTGGAACACTTCTTTTGTAGTTGCACTGCCATCATGCCACTTTTTAACAAGATCCTGTGTGCCGGCAGAAAATGATTTGATGTGATCATCTATTCTTCCGTCAGCAAGACTGTTTCCGAATTCCTTGACGTAGTCATTTACTTTATCCAGATTATATGCTCCGGAGTTTAAACCGTTTTCAAGGATTGCAAACATCTCTTCCGCTGAAAATCCAGCCTGCGCCCACAGAGAAGAATATTCCGTAAGATTATCCGCAAGTTCTCCGGATTTATTTAACCCGTTTTGAGCTCCTTTTGCCATCAAATCGAATGCAGTCTTACCATCGATCCCCATATTTGTCACCAGTGCATCTGCGCCTCTGATTGATTCGCTCAGATCCATCCCAAATACGTCTTCCAATGCCATTCCGTTCTCTGCAAGCTCTTTGATTTTTGTCGGATCTGTCTCATTCGTATACTGCTTCACCAACGCCATTGCACTTGCGGCTTCATCAATCGCATCTCCGTAACCACCTTTATACAGATTCTGCATTTCCTGTGAATAAGCTGCAGTTTCTCTTGCTGTTGCCCCTGTACTTGCCTGGAGTTTCTGCTGTGCATCTTGAAGCTCCAGCGTCCCCTGCACCGCATCTTTGAACACATTCGTTGCGAGACTTTTTCCGGCGTCTACCATTGTATTGATCAAGTTTGCCTTAATAATTTTCCCGGTACTGGTAATCTTTTCTGCAACATCATCTGTCTGTTTTCCAAACTTGTCAATACTTTTGGCGCACCCGTCTGTTGCTTTTTCTGCCTCTTCCAGATAGGCCGTATTCTCATTTACCGCTCTCGTTGCCTTGATTGTCTGTGCCTGTGCATTATTTAACTGCTTCTGCCAGTCCTCCACTCTGTTTCCGGCTCTTTGGTAGGTGGCTTCACCTTTTTCCACCTTTTCCGTTAATTCACTGACTGCTTCCTGCTGCCGTGATAACGCTTCTTCTGAAACATCCGAAGACTGTTTCATTTCATCCAGTGTGCTTTGTGCCTGTTCCAGCTTTGTGCGGTACTCCTGAAGTTCTGTTCCAACACGTGCATAATCTTCCTGTGCATGTGTCAAACCTTTCCTTACTGCCTCCTCTTTTTCTACCTGCTTATCTAGCGTCCTTGTCAGGACCTCATTCTTCTTACGCAATGTATCAACCGAGTTTGCATTTCCCGCCGTTTCCGCTTCTACAAGCTTCATTTCCGATTTCATTGTAGACAGGCTTTTATTGCACTGTGTCACCGCTGATCTGAATTCTTTTTCGCCATCGAGCGTAATGTATGCGCCCACTTTTTTCTTTGCCATTTCTTCTCTCCAAACCGGCATAAAAAAACCGCCTTCTCAGGCGGTTTTCATGCATCATCTACCAAAATCTTTTGCTATGCTTTCTTCTATGTATTTGTTCAATTCTTCTTTGACTTTTCGCTTTTCGCATAAATGCCGTCCCTGAATTCCCGGTGATGCAAATTCATCCAGTTTGAAATAAATATGCCGTGGGATATAAATAATCAGAGCCGTTATAAACGGAAGCGCCAGGCAGAACAGTTTTCCTGTTGTGGCGAACTCAAAAAGAGAGGCTGCCGTAACAGACAGGAGCGCTGTCGCAATATAAATATGCCGTTTTGCATAAAATACAAGTATTCTATATATCACCCATGCATATATCTTAACTTTCTGCATTTCCAGTCCTCCTCTTCTTTCTACATCATACCACATTTTTCTTTACAAATCCATCATTGAAGCAATTTTCTGCTGCTCAAAAACCTGTCTTCTCATCGTAATATTATGCATTTTCTTGAATTCTTCAAAAAGATCGCACCATTTACCGAAATACATATGTGCAACCTCTTTTTCCGTATATCCAATCCGCATCCCAATAAGTACCACCCACGCAAAGTTTATCGGTTCTGGTTCTCCGCCTTCCCCTGCGTGGTTGTCGCGTTTTTTCTCTCAAAACATCTTGAGAATTCCTGATGCAAGATTGTAGATAATTCTCTTGGGTTGAAATCAATCTGCCGGATCAGTGTTCGATCACTGATTTCCGGAATCTCCTCTTTGTTTTCTTCCCGTTTGATTGCGAGTCCCTCCTGAATGAACCATACCGCTGCCTCGTTGATAATCTTGATATCCGGCATCTTGTAATGTCCAACAAGAAGTCCGTCTTCATTTCTGACTTCTTCACCGTATTCATCCAGCTCCGGTACGAATCCATTCAGCATATTTTCATATTTTCCAAGATCCTCATACTTGTCCTGGATCTTTTCCAGGACAAGATTGTCACATTTCATAGGGTATTCTTTTCCAGATAATACGATCATATTCATTTCTTCAAACATTTTCCTGCCTCCGATTATTCTGTTACTCCAAACATCGTATTGATCCATTTCAGCGCATCTTCTTCTGAGCTGCAAGCCTCTGTTTCTTTCCATGATCCGTCATCCAGTCCAAGCGCTCTTCCCGAAATAGACGGTGTTTTATATTCAATAGAATCTCCTTTGGTTGAATAATCTTCTGACGGTTCCGTAAATTTTGCTTTTTTCAGAAAATTTCCAATAAAACTTCTGACTCCATCCACTTTTTCAACAGACACCCATGCCATTCCAACATAGTTCGCCTGGTCATCTACATTGAATTTTACATTTTTCTTTTCAGTACCAACCGTATGTCCAAACATTTTTTCGTGTGCTTCGATTGGAAGTGTACTGGTATTCAGTGTTACTTCCGCATAAGTAAACTCTTTGTCGTATTCCGCCTGCTTATCATCCGCATTTAGACTGCCTTCTGCATAATTCGGGTTTACCTGCAGTCCAATCGCCTTTCCGCAGGCAAAAGGCTTATCGTATTTTCCACTTTCTAACAATTTTGCAATAATTGGTTTTCTAAGTCCTACATATGCCATTTTATTCTTCCTTTCCGATTCCTGCCATTTCTTCCAGCCAGGAATCCGCTTCTTGCATTGTGTTAAATATTTCTTTTTTTCTCCATTGTCCGCCGTATGCCGGCACCGCTTTTCCTGATGCCTGCATTGTCACATACTTTAGTGCTTCTCCCCTTGTCTCTATGTCCTGTTCATCCTCTGTCAGCCGAACTTTATAGAGCCAGACTGCCACATAGTACGTTTTCCCATTACGCTTTTCTCTCACTCTAACTCCCAGACCAATGTATTCAGACAAATCTGTTTCATTCGATGCAGAACCAGTCTCTGATACTTCGAGTCCGAAAACTTCTTTTTCGGCCGTCTGGGTAATCTCCGAAGTTTCCAGCGTTACGGATGCATACGCAAACATTTCTTCCTCGTCTTCTGAATTGATGTCCCCGTATTCGCTAACATCTTCATATTTTGGATCAATTCTTATCCTTACAGCTGATCCATATCGAAATCCGTTTGAATACTGGATTCCATTTTCCGTCTCACTGTATTTCGCGCCGACAACGTGTGCCAATCCTGTATAAGCCATCAGTCTTCCTCCTCAATATAGCAAGAAAAGCACAAATGGTAATATTTTGTTTCTTTCTCGTATATGGAATCTATATCAGTCACCGTAAATCCTGCTTTTCGCAATAATTTACGAATCGTTTTTCTGTCATCCATATAGTCTTCCCGGGTATATAAATGGATCTGCATGTGCAATGTCCATTCCTGGTCTTCATCATCAGCAAAACATTCCGCTGAATCAATTTCCGGATTATATACGATATATTTCCCTGGCGGGGATTCATAAGGACAGCACAGTGGCCAGATATTCTCTGTGATTACTCCCAGTGTGTTCTCTATTTTCTGATTTACATTCACGGTCCTGTCACCTCGTCAAACTTCCTCTGCATTGCTTCCAGACATTCTCCTTCTGCATTCTGTACTGCTTTGGAAATAACTGGTCTTGCCTGCTGCTTTGTTGTTCCATAATTGAGATATGCCAGTTTCTCATTCCGGCGAACACCTTTTTTGTCTTTTCCGCTCGCTGTGATCGTTACATAATGGCCTCGTTCATTCTTTTCCGGTTTCCTTGATTTGATTGATCCGGCAAGATCTCCCGTTGCATACCCTCTGTTTGCCTCTGCCTGCACCTGGCCTTTCAATTCTCTTTCCAGAATCGGTGCCGCCGTCTCCAACATATCCGGCGCATACTCATCTAATTTACCAAGCCGGTCCAGTTCTTTCGCAAAATCATCAAATCCTATCGCCTGAAATCCCATCTTAACCACACGTTATTTCTACGAAAGATTTTCCTTTTTTGTAAGCACGGATAATGTCGTACTCTGCCTCTTCGTAGATCACCTTTCTTGCGTATTCTGGTTTTCCATCTTCTCCTGGATGTCTGCTTGCTTCCCAGTCATCTGTCCTGAGTTTCAGTATAATGCGGGCATTTACTCCTGCCCGCATAGATTCATATGCTTCCGCTCTGGTTACGGATTTTTCCATTGCATATACTTCAACAGAACATCTTTTTCTTTCCGGGAAACCATTTTCATTTTTACAGATTTTCTCCCAGATCAGTTCCGCCGTTTCCATTTTTCTTCTCCTTTGCATAATCCCCGGAAAGTGCCATGGAATCCCTCAGTTTTTCAAAGGCTGTCTGGAAGCGCTCTGTATTTTCATCATATCCGAAATTTGCTTTGCAATACAGAACCATTGCCTGATAGTACAGCGCATCCGTTGCCGGATCGCCGTACACACCAGTGTTTTCCAATTCCTTTACACACGCCAGTGCCAGTTCATTGATTTCTTCATCATTCCTGGTCCCGACACGTTTTTTCAGCCTCTCAATTATCCTTCCATCCATCTTAAGCCGCTTTCTTCTTCATGACTACAAGCGAATTCAGTTCCAGAGATTTTCCATCGCAGATCATAACCGCCTTTGTAATCTCATCTTCTGTATCATTGTCCTCATACTTTTTAACAGTCATTGCATAATTCGTATTGAACATATAATCAGACCAGTCATACAGGAATGCCACTGTAGTATCCGCTTCCGTTGCAGCTCCATAGCTATCCATATAGTCATTGAGCACGACTTTTCTTCCAAGAAGTGTGCGCTCCGGTTTTCCGTCAATTCCCTGGTTTACTCTTGCGATTGGCTGTCCGTTCGCATCCACTTCTCCGACAAATGCCATGAAGGTCTTTTTCGTCATATTCCAGACCGCACCATTTTCATACGCGAGCGGAAGTGCGGCTTCTGCTTCAACAAGTTTCTTGTATAAAGAATCTTTATCACCAACTTCGATGCTCTGTCCTTCCTGAGCTGTTTCATTTAAAATTCCTTTCGGTTTTCCTTCTCCATCTCCATTTACAATCGCTTCCTCCTGTGCTTTCACCATGGCTTCCGCAATGCTGTTTACAAATACAGTTTCAAATACAGTAAGCGACATGGTTACTGCTTCCAGTGTCATTGAAATTGCACATCTCAGCTTGAAACCTCTTATATCAATGTAGCCGGTTGTCTTTTTCTGTTTTTCACTTGTTCCACCTTCTGCAACCCATGTTGCAACCGGTTTTACGCTTGAAGCTGGAATTCTTGCGCCTGGTGCAAAAGTGGTCTTCGTAACCAGTGGAAGAATCATACCGATTGATTCCATTTTTTCAATAATACGGCTAATCAGAACCGGTGCAATGACAGAACCGATATCTCCCGTTTTAGTCGGTCCGGCTTCATTTTTGAACTTCTCCGGAATCTTTGTTCCATTGACTACATAATTCATGAAGGCAATTCGATATTCCTGAGAGTTATAAATATTTTCCGGTTCTGAAACTTTTGCTCCAAAATCAGCCTTGCTGCCATTCTGTTCAAATACATTTAACGGTTTCGGTTCTTCATTCAGTGCTTTGAAATTCGCCTGTGCCTGCGCAATCGCATCCCATTTCTCATCCAGATCCTTTACTTCATCCATTTTAGAATCTGCTTCCTTGATCTTCCCTTCATTGATCAGACCTTCCGCTTCATCCATCAGTTTTTTTCTCATCGCTTCATACTGCTTTTTGTTCATCTTTTTTCTCCCTTCAATTTTAAAAGTTTTAACTTCTGCAGTGCCACTTTATCCGGAACTTCCTCTCCGGATTCCATCATTTTTCTTGCCGCATTCATCTTTGTCTGATCCGGCAATTTGAACATAGGTCCTGCCACAAGCTGTAAGTTTGTTTCCTTTTCTTCAAACATAACCTTATCAATCAGTTTCTTTTCTTTCGCCTGATCTGCAGTCAGCCAGGTTTCATGCTCCATCATTTCGAGTGCCTCTTCCTGGCTCATTCCGCTCTTGGCAACATACGCTGTACTCAACGCATTGTCTGCTGTTCGCAGTGTTTCCGCCATATGTTCCATATCGCTGTGATTTCCTTCTGTGCCCGAAGAAACACAATGTACCATCATCAGTGCTGTCGGGGACATTTCACAATATCCTGCCATTGCCACAATCGATGCAGCACTGCAAGCCTGACCGGTAATATAGATTTTCACATCTGCCGCACACTGCCTAAGCATAGTGTAGATTTCAGATCCTACATCAATGATTCCTCCTGGAGAATTTATCATGACCTCCACTTCGTCACCCGGCTGAACATTTTTCAGCACATCTGTTACATCTTTCGGAGCTGTGCTGTCCGCGCCGAACCAGTCATAATACCACTTATAATCGTTCGGGATCATAACGCCTTTAATATCAATCCTGTATTTCATTCTTCTTATCGCCTCCTTCCGCAGAATCAAGTAATCTTGTTATAATTTCCGCAGTGACCATGTAATTTTTACTGTCCATTTTTCCCAAAGCTTCTTTCACCAGATTCACAACCTGCGTATCCAGTCTTCGTATCGGTTCGTCGCCACCCGGAATCGGAGCCATATTCAGCGTTGCTCTCCATTCATTCGGAAGCATTGCACCTCTGTCAACCATTGCTTGGAATGCCAGTTTTGTTGTAAGGCTTGCGCAGGAAAGATTGTTTGCTTCAAATTCGATTCGGTTTCCGAACCCCCGTTCCTTTCTGGTAAAGATTCCGGTTGTATAGGTCTGGTGCATCTGAACAACTTCCGGTTCTATCTCCGCTTCGTAATACGCATTCCATTCATCCTCGTTATAATCACTCTGGACAATTTTCTTGTTGGTATTGAAAAATGAATAGATTCTTTCGATTGTGCGATCCGTCTGTGCTGCATTTGGAACGTAATCTTTTGGTTCAATTCGCTCCACCTTTGCCTTCGCATCCACGCCAGCCGCCCCGAACGTATCCGTTTCAACAGCCAGATAATTTTCAACGAACTTCTCAACATTTCTCTTGATGTCCTCTTCCCTCATTGATGAACTGTAAGTCAGAAGCCACCGTATGATCCCGCTGTTCTTGATTGCGCGGATCATCCCTTTGTCAATCGTGCCGATCACATTCATCATCTGCGTAAGTGCCGGCGCAGGACTGTCTCCGAAAATATCATCTTCGTTGTAATCGTGGCGCAAATGGATGATATCTGCATACCGAAATGTCCCACTTTTCCCATTACGATACAAAAATTTCAGGAACAATTCACCCGAGCTGTCATACTTTGCTTCGGCAGACACACACGGGACTGGATACAACTGCACCGGTTTCTCGTTCTCATCCCGTACGATCAATATGAATGCATTATTATTCAAACATAACTGTGTAGCAACCTTTTCCTGCATCTGCTGTGCCGTCATATACGGGTTTGGTTCGGAAAGTAAAAATCTGATGTTCGCTTCCGTGTTTACCTTGATCCCGCCTTTCGGATCATCTCGGATATGTTTTCCAACCAGCTTTCCGATCGCTTTCACTTTCGGACGGATGCAGGCTCTTACAATATCACTTTCATATAACTTTCCATCCCACGCATAGTAATAATCACCTGTCATGGTAATCATCTTGATCATGTTATGCTCTGTTGCTTTTTCGTCGGTCTTTGTTGGTTCTCTTTTCCAAAATGGTTTCATGTTACCTCCACAAAAATAAGAGCCTCCTGGCTCTCTAAATCAATGACATATATTCATTTATGTTATCCTGCATCACTACATAGGCATCCAACAACGCCGCTGTTCCATCAATCCTTCTTCTTGGACTGCTTGTTTTGATCGGCTGTATGTTATCGTTTCTGTCAATATCTACTGCCGTATTGCACAAACACCATTTATCAACCGGATTGTTGTTATACACGATCAGCTTTCTTTCCAGATCAGCTCCAAGACACTTCATCGGCTGCGATAAAGTCTTTTTTCCCTGAATCACCGGTATCATTGCTGATTTTCCGAAATAGTCCTGCATATCTTCCACAAAATATTTTGCACTCCATGCATCATAGCCGAACATATTCAAATAAATATCTTGCTTTTCCTGTATTTCTACAAACCATGCTTTTACATCTCTGTAGGAAATCTTGTTTCCTGGACACGTCCGCACATATCCTTTTTCTATCCAGATATCGTATGGTACTTTGTCCTCTGTCACATGTTTGTCTACCAGTTCTTCTGGAATCCAGTACATGGAAATTACATAAATATGTTCATCATTCGGAACTTTAAACAATACTTTCGCTGCTGTTAAATCCGTTGTAGACGACAGATCGACTCCGCCGATTCCATATCTCGGCTTTAACACTTCCAGATCGTACTTTTCCGGATTATTCGCCTGTTCAAATGTGAGCCATGCCTCTGATGAAGTTTCCCTGATGTTGAACTCTTTACAAAGCAGATTTTTAACCATGATCGGATTTTTCTTGGCTTTTTCCACCTTGTCTTTCAAAGTTTTGGCATTCTTGATCGTTCCAAGTCCCGGATTTGCTTTCATCCAGCATTCTTCCTGCGTCCACTCTTTCCGATTGTCCAATTCATAAATAAATGCAATCAGATGTTCGTCTTTGTAGCCATCTGGATCAAAATATCCATTGATCACATTCTCTGCCTCTTCATACTTTTGATCATAGATATCTTCCCGGATAGTTCCGGCTGTTGAAGTAATGCTGATCAGCGGCTGTTCCCTCGCTGTGATTCCATCCGCCATGATATCATACAAGGCTTTCCCCTGTTTCCACTGGTGGATCTCGTCCATTAGAACACAATGGATATTAAGACCATCCAGAGTATCACTATCTGAAGCCAAAGGTTTGAATACACCATCATTGAACTCTGTCGTAAGTTCTGCCACCAGAGGTTTCACTCTTCTCAGAAGTGATGGTGATTTCTTTACCATTCTTTTTGATTCCAACCAGATAATCTTACTCTGATCTTTCTTAGTGGCAACCGCATATACTTCCGGTCCCATTTCTCCATCAGCAGTAAGCATATAAAGACCAACTACAGATGCCAGAAGAGATTTTCCGTTTTTCTTTCCCACAATCAAGATCGATTCCCGGTATTTCCGATTGCCCTCAATATCAATAAATCCAAACACTGTTGCGAGATAAGCTTTTTCCCACAATTCAAGCAAAACTCTTTTCCCACCAAATTTTCCTTTGGAATGTCTGCAATAATTTTCAGCAAACTCGATCACATGATTTGCTCGCTTAGGACTGTAATAATATTCTCCTGGGTTTTGAATATCATAAACAACTTTCTTGTAAGTCCGATACACCTTATTCGATACAATAATTTCTTTGTTCTGGATCTTTTCCCAGTATTCCAGAATCGGATTGTATTCCTCAGGGTATCTAATCATCCCTGCCATTTACAAAATCCTCGAATCCATCATTTGTCTTGGTCGCCACCTGCTCTTTCGGTACCAAATCCGTCAGCTGCTTTATGACAGCCATATAGTTTTTGATCATTGTATTATATATTTCAACTTCTGCAGACTTCTTGACGCCTTTCTGGTTTGCACCATTCTGGTATTCTTCTGTGTAACCTTTTTCGGCAATCTTTTGTCGCAATTCATGTAGAGAAGCACCCATGAAAGCAGCCTCTTCTACGAGATTTTCTGTTGCTTTTTTTGTTTTTTCATCAAGCTTTTTATAGATTCCGCCAAGTTTTCTTTTCTCGGCCGCAATAATCTGTTCTTTGGTTTTCCCCTCGTATTTCGCCACTTTTCCCGGTTTCTCCTTCCTTTTTTCGTTTATTTTTTTCACCATTACCTACACCCCCTCACGCGCGCGACCTGCGTGTTGCATGGAGGTAGGACTGTGGTCAGCCGTGATTTTTTACAAATTATTTTTCAGGGGGGAGTACGACCATTTCCCCCTCGCTATCAAATTCATATTTCACAAGACCGTCCGCCGGTCCATCTTTCATATTTTCTTTTTGATGGCAGATATGGCAGTCATACTTTAGATTATTAAATCCTAACGCAATGTCCAAGTCACTGATGTTGTCCGGCGTCAGTTCTATCTTGTGATGTACGATGTATCCTGGTACTTCATGACAGGTCTCACACATTCCGCCGTCAATCGATATTCTCTTTGCTATGTATGCTCTTCTACAATCCTTCCATCTCTTTGAATTGTAGAACGCTCTTGCAAATTCTTTTGCCATTCATCTCTACCTTCTATTCATTACAGTTGCAAGCTCACCAAAAAGGCTTGATAATTCCAAGCAGTCTTCTTTTGTGAGTTGGTGAGAAAAATAATCATCACACTGTTCATTCAGATAAACTGCATTGTTTTCAAAGCATATTGAAAATATTCTATCTTCTTTCATCTTGTCCAATAGGCATTTATGTTTATCAATTATCTCTTCTCTATCCATGGTTTCTTTCCTCTGACGGTTTCTGTATCTGTAATAAGGAGTTCTAAAAAAGTAATTGCAACAAACAAATGTACTGACGTATGAATAAATTCTTTCCAGAGTAAACCGCCAAACCTCTTTCCAGAATTTACGGCAAAGAAAAAGGCAACAATCTTTCGACTGCTACCCCGTTTCAATTCTTTACCTGCATATACTATATCACAGGTTGAGTGTCGCATTCTATCGCATATTTAAATTTTTTCAATGCATCTGAATGCTTTTTATGCACATACTGCCAGCAATACCCGGTTCTTGCACAGATTTCTTTCCACCTCATGAAATCTATGTAATGATAAGTCAGGATATCTTTCTCAGTCTCATCTTCCATCTGCTCAATCTTTTCCCGGATTTCCATCCGGATCCTGACTCTTTTCTTCCTCTGCTCTACCAGTTTCCGTTCCTGCTCATCTACTTCTGCTGCATAATCCGACAGATCAGAAAGGCTGCTGCTTTTTGGCAGCCCATCTGCCGCCAGTGCTCCCGGAAGCATCCGATCCAGCTTCAGACGTTCCAGTTCTTCCTCGATACGCTTCTCCTGTCGTAATGCTTTGCCGTACTGTTTCAGGTATTCCTTTTTCTTTTCGTTCTCTTCTTTTATCTCCATCGGTATACCCTCCCTGTCTTCCTGTCTCTTAATACTACGATCTCGAATCCAAGCAGACTTGCTATATCCTTTAATGCTTTGTGCGCCTCCTTTACATGGTGTGGGATGCGGCTTGCATCCTGGATGGCTTTTCCTGCTGTTGGATCACGATATCCTTCCTGGTTTTTATACAATGTTTTCATCACCTTCCCTGTCATTCTAATATCGCCGGAATAAGAAACGCCCATAAGCACCATGCCGATCCAGTCCATTTCATTGCTATCAGTATGGTTATAGCTGTTATCATCCAGATGCAAATCTTTTTTACCGCATACATTGTGTATTTATCTTCTTCCATTATCCTTTATACCTTTCTGGCAGTGGCATCCACGCCACAACCTTATACGGTTCTCCCTGTTCATCGAACCAGACACCTGTCTGGGAATAATACAGCGTTGTTGCCTTATCAGCTCCCTCGATCGTGACCAGAAACTCTGCTGCATATGCACTTCTGACATATGATTCTATGAACTCCCGTTGATCTGGGAGTCTTTCTGTTGTTGGAATCCATCCGTTACTCATTATTCTCTGTCTTTCTTCATGAAATCATGATAAATAATATTATCGGTTTCCTTCGGTTTTGCATCCTCCGATTCATTCCAAATATTCCCGATAACCTTCATCTCACACAATTTTACATAATCTTCCGTTAATGGCATTGAATAGCAAAACGGCTCGCATTTACTTAATTCATCCGTTGGAATCACTTCATAATGCCATCCAATTACACTGTCTATTACTTTTTCACTTTCCACTTCTATGACGTTAAACTCTCCGAATACTGCTTTTACAAGATCAACCGGATTATCATGGCACATAAGGATATCATTCTCCCAGATCTTCTTTCCATTCTTATCCGTGATTCCAGTGTACTGGCAGATCGTATCCGGATCAATCATGTATTCATAAGTCCCATCGTTTATGTAATCTTCACCAGAAAGAAATCCCTCTACCCATTTTCCCTCCATCCATTCATTTTCCGGTAGCGCATGGATATGCTTTGCCTTAAATAATATTTCTCTTTTCATCTGTGCTTCCGCCTTTCTTTCATGTACTTCAGAATTTCTTTTTTTATCATCTTTGCATACTTCGGATGATTGCATCCAAACATGATGCATCCATTGTATTCATCACCATTTCCGAGATCATCATGGTCTACACTTAGCCCGCATTTTCCCTGTAAACACTCTTCAACATCATGTTCTTTGCAATATTCTCCCATTGTCAGTAAGAAGTCTTCGATCTTAACTTTCATCCAGTCCACCTCGCTTCACTATTTCAATTGCCATATTGATAGCGTGCTCTTCACTCATATCTCCATCCCAGCACTCATTGAGACATTCGCAATATCCGCAGTACTCACAAGCTCCATCAAGCTTTAGCTGCTCTAAGTTAGAGACAACATTCTCCACGTCAAATGCTGTCGGCTGGTTATCTACCAATTCGCAAAGTGCATTAGCTTTGTTTGGTGGATAATTGTTCAGGATTGCCATTCCTGCTATCTGTTTTTGAAATTCATCCGCATCAATCAGTCTCATCAATTTCACTCCAATCAAATTTACAACCACATTCGCCACAATAGTTGTTTCTGCTTTCCGCATCCGACATTACCTGTTTGCCACACATAGGGCATTCGTAGTCGATATCTCCGTTCAGTTGGTCTAAGATAATCGGCTTTACTGGAATCTGCTTTTCCAACGCAACGAGAGCCATTCGCACAGCTGCATCATGCTTTCTTGCACTGATAGCTGCTTTCGGAACTTCTGTATGTATGTCTTTCTCCAATATCTCCATAGCTTCTTTAATTTCCATCTTTTTCTCCTTTATCTCAACTGATTCTTTTGCATTTCTTCGAAGATTTTCTTGCAACCTTTCTGTTGATCGAGTTCTTTCAGATGCTCAACACGGTTATTCCATATCTCAATAGCTTCCTCTTTGGAATTCGCTCCGTGTACCGCATAGACTCTTTTACCTGGAACAGCTGCAGCTCCATTGACTTCTGCGTTGGCATATTATAGTCTGTTCCTTTCCTCCGGATCAGATAACCATTCGCACGCAGCCACTCAAAGAGTCTCTTCGGACCGGTATCCACGCCATTCTGCTTCAGGAGCTTTGCGAGATCCGCAATCAGGATTGTGCTCTGGCTTGTTGCTACCGCATCCGCAAATACTTCTTTCGGTTTCATCCGGACATTATCTTCCAGAAGGGCTGCATTATTGTGCTTCAGTTCTTCGATAGTCTTGTCTGCCATCTTTAATGCCCTGGCAAATATCTGTTCCGGTGTGTTCCATGCTTTCTCCAGATCTATAAAGTATTGGCGGATCCGCTTGCCTTCCGGTGATCGCTGGATCATGCAAATCTCTTTTGCCATATCCACAGATATCTGATAGTCAACCATGTTCTGTCCACCGTGGTTCTCGCTTCCCAAATTTGGGTAGCAAGTTTTGTAGTCTGTATTTTCAGAAAATCCATATTCTGTCATTCTTTGAAACCATGTTGTGAATTTGGTCCCGATATTCAGCTGATCATGCAACTCTCTTGCTGAAACAGTCGGATTTTCTGCTTCATAACTAATTTTCAACAATTCCTGCATTTCATCACCTCTTTCTTTCCTGTTGCCCTTTTTGTTAAATTCCCCTATACTTTAATTACAGGCACTGCCATGCCAAGTATTTACGAAAGGAGGCTTTCCATGACATTCGATTTAGATTTAACAATTGCCGGAATTTTATCAATAAGCTCCATTATTTCATCAGTTGGAATTGCAATCGTTAATAACAAACATCAAGCAAAAATCCATGAAGATAACTTATCGCACGATCAGCAAATTCGAAAATTAGAACTCTTACAGCAAGCCGAATCTATTCAGCTAAACACTTACTATTCTGATAAGAAAAAAGTTTTTGCCGATTTTATCAAAGCTGCGAATGGCTATATATCAAACTCCAGTTATTTTTCTTCTCTTGCTGCTGTTACTGCCAGCGCAAATAATGCGCTTCTTTATTGCAATGATGAAAGCCGAAAAGGGTTGCTTGATTTCATTGATTATGTTGGCTCAAACTTTACTACTTCTGGTATCTCTGAAAGTAACTTATCAGAATACAATTCTCATCAATGGACCGATATAGAATTCAATCGTCTCAAAGAGACTTTTGATTCTTCTGCTTTTGCATTTGAGAACCACTAATTTTTTTAGGGGAGGTTTTGCCTCCTCTAATTTCATACAATATTTCATGAAGCAATGCCGTCTGATACATAATTTCTTTCCCAACAACCGAATCTGGGGCAACGCATACCTGTCTTCGCCTTTTTTTCTTTTCTTTATCAACTTCATTCCTCTGCCTTTTTGCAAATAATGAAATTTCTTCGTAAATGTTCATCTTTCCTCACCTCACCTTCATTGTTCCGTTTGCGTATATAATATCACGCATCCAGAACTTAGTCAACTTCTTTTTGTTCTGTTTGCGAACTTTTCTATTTACTTACAATCTTCTGTGTGTTATAATGCGTCATAGAAAGGGGTGAACAGAAAATGAACGAACGATTAAAACAGCTTCGCCTTTCATTAAATTTGAATCAAGAAGAATTTGGGAAATGGCTTGGAATTTCTAAATCCGGTGTTTCCGATATAGAATCTGGGCGACGAAAAGTTACAGATCAACACATCATAATGCTGTCCAGTCACAACATCAGCGAAAAATGGCTTCGTACCGGCGAGGGTGAAATGTTTGTACCTAGATCGGTTAAAGACGAGATTGGTTATTTCGTGGAAGATCTTCTCGACTACGATGGAGAAGGGAATCCATTTTATGATATGATCATAGAAATGATGAAAGATTATCATGATCTTGACGAGAAATCAAAGAAAGTAATTCGTGATTATTTCAAAAAGGTTTCTGATGGCATGAAAAAAGAGAAGGACTAAAGCCTTCCCTGTTTTTCCAGATATCTGTATAAGATGGCATAGAGTTGCCGGATGATCTTATAATCAGATTCATTTAATTTTGATAATAGGATTTTGAGATCTTTCATATGTAACTCCTCCAGAATTCACGAACGTATGTTTGTTTTTATATTACATCTTGAAACAAATATTTTCAAGAGTTTCGCAAACATTTGTTCTGTTTGTTATACTTTCTACTATAATAACAATCCAAAACTGGAGAAGTAACGCGATTTTTAAATTTGTCCGAGAACTCGGACACTTATTTGTACGGAGAGTCATATAGATCAGATATCTTGACTTTTAATCCCTTTGCCAGCTGCTCCAATGTGTCCAGCCGTGGTGATTTTCCATTCATAATATCACTTATGGTGGATTTCGGGACTTTCGTCATCTGTTCCACCTGACGCACCGTCAGATTTCTTTCGTGCATGATTTTAGATAATAGGATTTCCATGCAGTTATTATCTGCTGAATTTTGAAAATCTATGTATGATGGATATAACCGCATATGCGATTATATAAAATACTTTATACAAGGGGGATTTTTTCTATGAGAACAGAAAAAGGAAATAGCTTACTTGAATTTCCAGATTCTTTTGTTGCGATCGATATTGAAACAACTGGTCTGGATTCATCTATTGATCAAATTATCGAAGTTGGTGCTGTAAAAGTTCAAAACAACGAGGTCATTGATACTTTTTCATCACTTATCAATCCAGGCAGAGAAATTGACCCGTTCATTACATCCTTATCAGGTATTACCAATGATGATCTTTCTTCTGCTCCAGATCCTACTTCAGTTTTAAAAGATTACTTTGAGTTTATCGGTGATTCCATTTTAATCGGACATAATGTGCATTTTGACATTAACTTTCTATATGATAGCTTTGAAAAACACTTTTCTGTTCCTTTAAAAAATGATTTTGTAGATACTCTTCGATTAAGCAGGCGCTTTTTCAAAGATGCTCCAGCTCATAAACTATCCATTTTAGCAGATTATCTTAATATCGAAGTCAAAGAAGCTCACCGGGCTCTTGCTGATTGTTATACTACAATTCAATTATATTACAAATTAAAAGAGGCATCAGATAAAATGCCCTCCTCCGAGGCAGCACTACTTGATTCATTAAGTTTCGATGAATCAAATCCATTTTACGGAAAGCGGCTTGCTGTTAAAGGAGTTCCGCAGCTGTATTCTTTTTCCTTTATGAAAGAAGTTTCTCAAAAATGTAATGCAAAAATGAGTGATGTTTTTTATAATTCATGCGATTTTGTGGTATTCAGCCATTATACCTATAAAACTTTTATGCAAGGCTCAAATAGCGCAAAATTTGAAAAAGCAAAGAAACTGGTTGATTCCGGTTCGCTCACTATTCTGTCCGAAGAAGAATGGTGCAAAATGCTTAATCTTCCATATATTGCCAAGCCAAATACTAAATCCAATTTATCTGCCAAGGATATTGTGACCGAGAAAACCGATTTTGATGAAACGCATCCTTTGTTCGGGAAAACCTGCGTGTTTACGGGAACCCTTGAAAAAATGGCTCGCAAAGATGCAATGCAGATAGTTGTAGATTTAGGTGGATTAGTTGGAAATTCAGTAACCAAGAAAACCAACTACCTTATCCTTGGTAATAATGATTATTGTTCATCCATCAAAGGTGGAAAGAGCTCTAAGCAGAAAAAAGCGGAATCTCTGAAACTAGCAGGAAATGATATCGAAATTATATCTGAAAATGTTTTTTATGATATGATCAGCGAATAAATGAAAACCGTTCCTGCGCCAACAGGAACGGTCGAGCGATGAAACATACGCCAATATGTTTCTCATTAAGTTCTCCGAAGAGATACCAAAATGCAAATAATATTGTATCATCTCCGGAGCAGCCACGCAAGAGAACAAAAGTTCTCAGGCTGTTATTTTTGTACCCTTTTTTTCATAAAATACAAAGGAGCTGATACATTATGTATGTAATTTATTTAAGAAAATCCAGAAAAGATTCCGACCTTGAAGCACTCGGAATTGATGTTTTGAAACGTCATGAGGAAACTCTTCTTGAACTTGCACGTGCCAGAAGCCTTCCGATCGGAGCTATTTACAGAGAAGTCGTATCCGGAGATAGCATCGATGCTAGACCGGAAATGGTCCGCCTTTTATCCGAAGTTGAATCCGGTATCTGGGAAGGTGTCCTTGTTATGGAAGTGGAACGTCTTGCCAGAGGTGACACTATTGATCAAGGACGTGTTCAGAGAGCTTTCTTCTACTCCAACACTCTGATCGTTACTCCAGGAAAGACTTATAATCCAGCGATTGAGAACGACAATGAATACTTCGAGTTCTCTCTTTTTATGTCCCGGCGTGAATATGCCACTATTAAGCGTAGGATGCAGGCTGGGCGTATTCGATCTGTAAAAGACGGATATTATGTCGGCAACATCGCTCCATACGGTTGGAGGCGTGTAAAAGCGGATGATTGCAAGCATTTTACGCTCGTACCAGACGAAAAAGAAAACCCGATTTTGAAACTGATGTATGATTTTATGGGGAATAAAAAATACGGATTCCAGAAGACATGTTCTGCATTAACCGGCATGGGAATCGTTTCTCGTAGTGGAAAGCCTTTTAATCCGGCTACTGTAAAAACAATCATTTCAAACCCTGTAAATATAGGAATGTTACGTTGGAATTA